GGCCCTCAGAATACCCCCACGCTGCATGCGCTTGCTGACGAGGTCATCGAATGACATCGCCGTTTGCTGCTCTGCAAGAGTCCGGTCCTGGCGCTTCTGCGACACGCGGCGATGTCGCTGTGACGTCCGCTGTTGAGTCTGGAGCTGTCATGCTAACCCACTTGGCGGCACCCCTCTCAAGCTTCGTTTGCCAACTGACGGACCTAAACTTTAGGCTCCAGTCAATCGAGCAGTGTTGGTTCTGACTTGGACGGGGGTGGAGATTCGGCTCCGGCTCGCCGGAGTGAAGCCAAATTCGGAAGCAATTCGCATCATGATTTCAACCTGCCGATTTGCGATGGAGACGTATGGCGACTGAACCGGATATCCCGACGGTGATTTGACCATGGAGCCATATTTCTGAATGGCTTCGGTTGCCTCAGCCCACATCGCATAGGCGCCGCAATAGGCAGCCAGCGCAGCGCGATCGAGATTGCGAGGCAAGCTCGTGGACGAGACGATTCCATTCACGCCGCGCGACCTCCCCGAGCTCCGATGGGCATTCTGGAATTGCTATTTCCTCCCACCTCGGAGCCTGTTCCACCGAAATCGAAGAGGCTCAGTTTGGGGTTAATCTCCAGAGAACTCACGCGGCCGGGGCGGCCCCCGTTCCATAACCTGTCATTCTGCGAATCGCAGAGCTCCTTGATTTTGGAACGACTGCCCGTGATCGTAGCTGCTGAACACGCAACGGTTGCTATTCTGGGGGAAAAAAATGGCCTTGCCAGAGAGCCAGGAAACGCCGCGCGGGCGGCATTTGCAAGACATCGTTGAGAAGGCGGCGGCGACCGATCTCGCGGGTTGGCCGATGCTGAATGAAAAGGACTATGTGCTAGTAGGAGCGTTCGTTGTTCTGTTTAGCTACATTGATCTCAACCTTCGTCGCGTGATCGAAGCGTTCAACCATGCGGGACTACTGAACCCACCTTGGAAAGCTAGAATAGGCAATCTGAATTCGGCGGAAGTAGCAGATGCTATTCAATCGCTTCCGTGCTGGGACGAACCGGGCCGTCAAGCGCTGGCGGAAATTGAAGAGTTGCGGAAATTTCGCAACCTCGTCGCTCACTTTGCGGTGAGGCGCTTTCCGGAAGACGACGGCTTCCTCTTCATCGCTAAAAGCGCCCGCGACTATAAGCGACAGTTTGGCGCCGATCCCGAGCCCGGCGCGATGCTCACCGCGGTTGTGGACTGCGAGCAGATGCGCGGCGCATTACGGCATGTCGAGCACGTACAGAACTGGCTTTCCACGGCAACAGCCAACCTCGAAGAACACCTCGACCCTAGGGACAGAAGTTGAGACTAGGGGTGCCTTTTGAAGCGAGTCACCGTCGTGGTGGACTCATCGGGGGGTCGGAGAAGAATCAATACATCGGGGCGGAGGTTGCAGCCGACCCGTGTCCCATGGACAAGGTGAGTTCCTCAAATTTCTTAGCCATGTACTGGTATAGATGTGCACCACATTCAAACCATGACCGCATTCTTGAGAAACTCGTCGAGATCGGGCTGTACGTCGAACACCATGTGACGTCCGATGGCCATGATGAGAGCCACGGCTCCATCAATCTTGTTTTCAGGGCGCTCCTTGCGCGGGTAGACATTTTCCTTGGCGTCGTAGTGCCCGACGACATTGCCGATTCATCCAGGCAAGAACTGGGTTGCCGTCGTGCGCAATCTTTCCCGAGCGCATGAGCGCATCAAGCTGTTTGGTTGGTTCGGAGAAGTTCGCGACGGTCTGACGGAACTCGATCACCCGCGCCCCTTGCGTTTGCAGTCGGGTGGCCAGCTGCGTGGCCTGCCAGGGATCATAGGCAATCTCCCCGACTTGGAATCGCGTGGTTGTCTCTAGGATGTCTGCCTCGATACGCTCGAAATCGATGATATTGCCGGGCGTGGTAATCATCTGTGCCTGAGCTGCCCAGGCTCTATATGTGGCCTGATGGGGAACATCGAACGCAGCCTCGGGCACATAGAAGCGCCCGAAGGGGATCAGCTTTCCGTCTCGCTCGAAGAGGAGAATAACGGCTGCAATATCGGTCTTGGTGGCCAGGTCCACCGCAATGAGACATGGCTCACCATCGAACTGATCGAGCGTGAGGGTGCGGTCGGCGCAGCGTTCCCAAGCCGCCATGTCGAACAGGGCTTGATCCGTTTGGATCCAAACATCGAGGTGTTTGGTGAGAAAGGAAGCCTGGGAGGCGGGGGACTGCATCGCCTTGCGACACTGCAAGGCGAGATGTTCGGGCTCGACCGAGATGCCGTAGTTCGGGTTGGCCTTGCGCCAAGCTTCCTCAGTCGTCCAATCATCGTCCTCGTCGATGGTGTAGATGATCCCGAAGTAGTTCTCGTCCTTGATGGTCCCCTTCAGAATATTACGCACGTATGCCTGCTGCTCGTAGCAGACACCCAGGGTATCTGAGCCGGCGGTGGTGATGGCCCAGAGCATAGATTGGTCTCGCTTTCCGGCGCCGGTCTCTATCGCGTCGTAGACATCCCGGCTGCGGTGCGCATGGAATTCATCGATCAATCCGAAGTGAACGTTCTTGCCTTCCAGGCTGTCGGCGTCGGCGGAAACCGCTTCAAAGTAGCTCGCGGAGCGGGCTTGCACGATACGGTGCGCCAGCACCTCGACCCCGAGCGAGCGGCGGAAGTCCGGCGACCTCCGCACCATCTCCTGCGCTGTCCAGAACGCGATCTTGGCCTGATCGCGTGTGCGAGCGGCGCTGTAGATCTCGGCGCCGCCCTCCCGATCGGCAGTGAGCATATAGAGCGCTGGCGCATCAGACATTGTCGTTTTGCCATTCCCGCGCGGCACCTCGATATAGACGCGACGGAAACGCCTCTTACCGGTGTCGGCACGGACCCAGCCGAAAGCCGTCGTCAGGATGAAGGCCTGCCAGGGAGCGAGTTCAATGCGCTGGCCCGCCCTCGGCCCCTTAATGTGCGGCAAGAGCTCCGCGAAGCGGCAAACCCGTTCCGCTGCCAGCGGGTCGAACCGGTAGGGCCAGCGCCGCCGCGCGAGATCCCGCAGTTGGCGTTCGCAGGCCTGCTGGACGTAACGGCAGACCGGAATTCGACCTTCGACGACCTGCTCGGCGTAGCGCAGCGCCCGGGCCAACGGAGGCGGAGGAGCCTTATGTTTGTGCTTGGCGGCCATCGATCACCAAAATTGCGAGAAGCTTTCCTGGGGGCCCTGATCGAAGGGGTCCTTGGCGATGCGGCTGCGCGCGCTCGGCGTCATGCCGAATTCGGCGGCGTAGCGGACCATGTCGACCATCGCCCTGTTGGCGATCCCGACCAGTGGGTTTTGAATCGGATTGCCGTTGGTGGTCTTGATCATCAGGCCGGACGTAAGCTGGTCGCGATCACCCATGGTCGCGATGGCGCGCTCGGCCTTGAGCCATCGTCCATAGGCTTGGCAATATGCGGCAAGTGCTGCGCGATCGATCTCACAGAGGGTGCCGAGCTGATGAAGGAGGGGAGCAACCCGTTCCCACTCAATCTTGGCGTCTTCGCACAGTTCGGGCGGCGGGGTCGGCAAGGCCGCCTCGGGCTTTGGCTCCTGTTCATTGAGCGGCCGCTTCCCGGGATTGCCGTTGAGCAATTTGAGGTAGGTGGGCTTGGGTTTACGTCCACGCATGCCTAGCCTCCTGCAGAGGATGTGACCGGGGGATTTGCAGCTGGTGTCCGCCGCGCCGATACCTCGACAAAGCTCTCCTTTGTCTCATCCAGGGTGGCCTTCTGACCCGTAAAAGCCTGCCAGCGCTTGATCGCGACGTCGACATACGCGGGCGAGAGCTCGATCCCATGACAAACGCGCCCGGTGATCTCCGCGGCGATGATCGTCGTGCCCGAGCCGCAGAAGGGGTCATAGATCGCCTGCCCCGGCGATGAGTTGTTTTCGATCGGCCGTTTCATGCATTCGACCGGCTTCTCGGTGCCGTGGCCGGTCTCGGATTTGGCATGAGGTATCTGCCAGATCGTGGTCTGCTTGCGGTCGCCGCCCCAATGCCCGGTCTTGCCCTTGCGGACCGCATACCAGGCCGGCTCATGCTGCCAATGGTAATCGCCGCGGCTGATCACCAACCGGGTCTTGTCCCAGATGATTTGCGAGCGGATGACGAAGCCGGCAGCTTCAAGACTAGTTGCGACCGTGCCGGCGTGAAGTGCGCTGTGCCAGACATAGGCGACGTCGCCGGGAAAGAGCAGCCAGGCCTCGCGCCAGTCGGCACGGTCGTCATTGAGCACCGTTCCAATGGCGCGGGCCGCAACTTTGGTGCCGTTTTCCCGGATGACCTCGTTGCGCCAGTTGGGCTTGTAGTCGACCCCGTAAGGCGGATCGGTCACCATGAGATGCGGGGCACTGCCGGCAAACGCGACCGTCACCACGGCTGGGTCAATGCAATCGCCGCAGGCAAGACGGTGTGGTCCCAGGCGCCAAACGTCGCCAATCTGACTAACAGGAACGACAGGGGCGTCGGGCACATCATCGGGATCCGTCAGGCCTTGATGGTGTGCGGCTGCAAAGGACGTCAGCTCCCGATCCGAGAATCCGATCAGCGAGAGATCGAACCCCAACGCATCGAGGTCGGCGACTTCAAGCATCAGGATTTGCTTGTCCCATCCCGCGTTCTCCGCCAGCTTGTTGTCGGCGAGCACGTAAGCCCTGCACTGCGCCTCGCTCCACCCGCGCGCGACCATGACGGGCGCTTCCTGCAGACCCAGTTGCCGGGCGGCAAGCACGCGGCCGTGGCCCGCGATGATCATTCCCTTCTCGTCGACGAGGATTGGCGTCGTCCAGCCCCACTCCTGGATCGACGCTGCGATCTGCGCCAACTGCGCCGCGTCATGCGTGCGGGCGTTTTTGGCATAAGGTACGAGCCGATCGAGTGGCCATCGCTCCACCTTGTCGGCTGGCCAATCGCCGTTAGTCATTTGACCCCCCGGTCGAATTTCGCGGACGCAGAAGTTTTCCGAGGGCACCGGTCCGAATGGAAAAATCGTAGACTTTTACCCACCCGCCGCCTTCCACCGAGGTCGTTTTCTCCAAGCGCTGCTTTTCGCTGTCGTGATGGCGCTTGCAGAGCGACTGCCAATTAGCCGTATCCCAGAACTTCTCGTGGTCGCCGTGATGAGCTTCGACATGGTCGACGACGGTTGCGGGGGTCAGAAAGCCTTCGCGCTCGCAGAATACGCACAGCGGATGTTCTGCGAGATACGCTGCGCGGGCGTCCTGCCATGCAGTGGTGTAGCCGCGCTGACGGGAT